CTCCCTTCCGCCTCCTCCGGCTGGCATTTCTCGTGGATGGGGGAGGTGGAGGACATTCGGATCAAGGCGGACAGTTTCTCCCACGACGAGTTCAAGGGCCTCCCGTTCGAACAGTTCACCACGGAAGGACGGTGGGTTGACGGAAGTTTGACGGAGACGGACGAGCTGCCCGACATTCTCGGGTGGCTGCCGGATTCGTGGAAGCGGCGTGTACCATGAGCCGACCTGGAGGACGCTGATGCCGTACTGCTCCCTGTCCGACTTGAAGTCGGCGCTGAACGTCACCGACACGGTGGACGACGTGCGGCTCAACATTGCCATCAACTCGGCGTCCGGCTGGATCGAGTCGTACTGCGGCCGCACGTTCAACGTCGCCTCCGGCACCGCCACCCGCGACTACACCCCCACCGGCCGCCTCGAACCCCTGCCCATCGACGACGCGACGAGCATCGTGTCTGTCGCCATCGACGACGACTTGGACGGCTCCTTCGCCACCGTCCTCACCCCGGTGGACTACCAGCCGGAACCGCTGAACCAGTCTGCGGATGGGGTGACGTTCCCGTTCAACCGGCTGCGTCCCATCGAGGACGGGTATTGGCCGGCGTACCGTCAGCAGGCCACCGTCCGGGTGCAGGCCACGTTCGGCTGGGAAGAGGTGCCGTTCGCCATCAATCAGGCCGCCATCCTCCAGTCGATGCGCCTGTTCAAGCGGCTTGACTCGCCCCTCGGTGTGGCCGGGTTCGGCGACTTCGGTGTGATGCGCGTCTCGAGGTTCGTGGACCCTGACGTGGAGATGCTGCTGTCTCCGTACCGCCGGCACAGTTTCTGATGGCCGAGGTTTCCGTCCTCCGACAGGCTCTGGCCGACAAGATCGCCGGCATCACCGGGCTTCGCACGTCCGCGTTCATGCCGGACTCCCCCAGCCCCCCACAGGCCATCGTCACGCCCCGCCGCATCACCTACGACTCGTCCTTCGCAAGGGGCATGGACGAGTACGAGATGATTGTGACAGTCATCGTCGGCCGGGTGGAGGAACGCACCGCCCAACGCAACCTTGACGGCTACCTGTCCGGGGCGGGCAGCACCAGCATCAAGCAGCGGCTCGAGCAGGACCGCACCCTCGGAGGAAAGTGTCAGACGCTCCGGGTGACGCAGATGTCGCAATACACGGCCATCCCGGTGGGTGAAATGTCCTATCTCGCCGCCGAGCTTGTCGTGCAGATGTACGCCTGAAGTTCGGCCGCTACACTAACCCCGTCCTGCCGGCATCCTTCTGACGCCCGTTCAGAACCGGCTGGGCACAGCTTGGCGGCGGACGCGCCGCAGAGGAGCACACGCACATGGCACGCTTCGTTCTCACCGACGTCCGCGTCAAGGTGAACAACATCGACCTGACGGACCACGTCGCCTCCGTCACGATCTCCACCGAGGTGGAGGACGTCGAGACGACCGCGTTCGGCAGCAGCGCCCGGACCCGCATCGGCGGCCTGTCCGACAGCAGCATCGAGCTGGAGTTCCACCAGGACTACGCCGCGGGTTCCGTTGACGCGACGATCGCCCCGCTGGTTGGCGGCACCTGCTCGTTCGAGGTCATCCCCAACGGCACCGCCGTCTCGGCGACGAACCCCCGCTACGGCGGCACGGTCCTCGTCACCGAGTGGTCCCCCGTTGACGGTTCCATCGGCGACCTCGCTGCCGTGTCTGTGACGTGGCCGGTGTCCGGCGCGATCTCCCGCGGGACCGTCTGATGATCAACCTGTCCCTGCGCGTCACCCTCGAAGGGGAAGCCCCTCGTGAGGTGAAGGTGAAGCCATCAACTGTTGTGGCGTTCGAACGTCAGTTCCAGACGGGGCTGGCGCGGGCGTTCGACAAGGACCAGAAGTTCGAGCACATGCTGTGGATCGGGTGGGAAGCGTCCCGCCAGGCCGGGCTGACCTCGGACGAGTTCGACGCGTGGATTGACAAGGTTGTTGCGCTTGAGCCGGTGAACCCGCCGCAGCTCCCTTTAGCCGACACAGCCTGACCTGGCTCGTCGCTTCGGTGGCCGTGGAAACGGGCATCGCCCCGTCGGAACTGATGTCTGACGGGCACATGCTCAAGGCCATCGTGGCGGTGTTGCAGGACAGGAACAAGAAGCGTGGCTGACGCGTCTGGACGGTTCGACAACGGTGTCATCTCTGGTGAGGTGAAGCTGGAGAACGTCCGTTCTGTCCAGAATCTGTTGAAGGAGTTCGCGCCGGATTTGCGTCGGCAGATGGACCGGCAGGTTCGGAAGGTGATCGAGCCGATTTCGAATCGTGCTCGTGGGATGGTGCCGGAGATGGCACTGTCCCGGTGGAAGCCGCAGGGGCAGGGGCAGTGGGGGCAGCGACTGCGGTATGACGCTTCGGACGCGAGGCGTGGCATTCGCGTAGGGACGGGCGGGAAGGCCCGCGGGTTGACGGGCACGCAACTGTTCGCGTATTCCCTGTTGCAGGCGAACGCGGCCGGTGCGGTGTATGAGGTGGCGGGGCGGCGCAGCTCCGGCGTAAACTCGTTCGTGTCCAACCTGAATCGGAAGCATGGTGGGGCGTCCCGCGCAATCTGGCGAGCGTGGGATTCCACGTCGGGTGACAGTCAGGTTCAGAACGAAGTGTTGGATGTGGTTGCGGCTACCATCACCGAATACAACCGCCGTATGGGTTCGGAGTAACGATGGCCGGTTCTGTCAGAATCCCCATCGTCTCCTCATTCGACCCGAAGGGCATCGAGAAGGCCACTTCCGCCCTTCAGGGGTTCCGCAACTCATTCAATGAGGCGTCTGGCGGGTTTGAGAAGGTTGGGGTTCTAGGCCAAGCATTTGCGACGACGGGTGCTGCGTTGACGCGCAGCGTGACGTTGCCGCTGGTGGCTGCTGGGGCGGCTGCTGCGAAGATGGCGATGGACTTCGAGGGGGCCTTCGCGGAGATTCAGGGCCTGGTGGGTATCGCCGGCGAGGACTTGGAGAAGCTGCGTGCCGCCGCACTCGAGTTGGGGCCGGCATACGGGAAGACTGCGACTGAAGCGGCGAACGCGCTGTTCTTCATCACGTCTGCCGGGTTGCGTGGCGCGGAAGCCATCGACGTGCTTGAGGCGTCCCTGAAGGCGTCAGCTGTCGGGCTTGGCGATGCGGCCACCGTCGCCGATCTCGCTACGTCCGCGATGAACGCTTACGGTTCGGACGTGCTGTCTGCTGCTGCTGCAACGGACGTTCTGACCGCCGCGGTTAGAGAAGGGAAGCTGGAACCGTCGGAATTGGCCGGCGCGATGGGCCAGGTGCTTCCTATCGCTTCGGCGATGGGAGTGGAGTTCCACGAGGTTGGTGCGGCGTTCGCGGCAATGTCTCGTACGGGAACGAACGCGTCCTCTGCTGCCACACAACTTCGGCAGATTCTTGCGTCCCTTCTGAAGCCGACCGAAGGTGCCAAGGAGGCGCTGGCTTCGATGGGCCTGTCCGCCGAGGGCCTCCAGCAGCAACTCCGAGACGAAGGACTTCTCGCAACGCTCGAGACGCTCACCGAAGCGTTCGAAGGCAACGAAGCCGGTGCGGAAGCAGTGTTCGGGAACATCCGGGCGCTGTCAGGCGTCATGGACCTCATGGGTTCCAACGTTGCGGGAACGCGGGACATCTTCGACTCGTTGACTGACAGCACGGGGATGCTGAACGAAGCATTCAAGGTTACGGCGGAGACTGCCGGGTTCGAGGCGGCACAGTCGGTCGCGGAACTCAAGACTGCGTTCATGGAGTTCGGTGTCGCGGTGCTTCCTATCGTCCGCGAGTTGGCGGCCATCCTCCGCGACGTGTCTGCGGCATTCCGAGAGTTGTCGCCAGAGACGCAGGCGACGATCGTGCGGTTCTTGGCGCTGGCTGCGGTTATCGGCCCGGTGTTGTGGCTGGTTGGGAAGCTGCTGGCGGGCCTNNTTGCCGCTCTCGGCCCGGTTGTAGCCGCAATCAAGGTCGGCCTGGTGGCGCTCGCTGCGGCTTTGGGCGTGAGCTTCGGCGTGGTTGCGGCAATCATTGCTGTGGTCATCGGCTGGGTCGTCTTGATGATCGTCTGGTTCCGCTATCTCATTCAGAACTGGGAGGAGGTGCGGACCAAGGCGGTTGAGTTGGGAGATACCATTCAGGGTGCACTTCAGGGGGCATACGACAAGGTTGTGGGACTCATTCCTGACTTCAAGGACATCGGGAAGAGAATCATTGACGCGATGATTGACGGTGTGAAGTCTCGAGCTGCGGCGCTGGCGGCCGAGGCCATTGCGGTGGTGAAGGCTGCTATTGCCGCGGCGAAGAGTGCGCTGAAGATTGGCTCTCCGTCGAAGGTGTTCGTCGAAATCGGGCAAAACACAATCGAGGGATTCATTCTCGGTATCCAGAGTATGGAGCCGTCGGTGATGGCTTCGGTGGGTGGGGTGACGGGGTTCGATTCGTCTGGGGTGCCTGGTGGTGGGCGTGGCGGGATCGTGGTGAACGTGTCGGGTGC